GTACGACTAATACTAAGGGGGTCATTTTCCCTGGCGTATTAGATGTGAGCATATGCCACTACGTACTGACAAGTTCGACGAACCCACCACGACGACAGCTCTTGAAGCTTAAAAGATCTCAACCATTCAGCGTGTCGGAGCACTCTTATTCTCCCGAGTAGTATGTGACGCGTGTGAACTCGAAGTTCATTCAAGCGAGCCATAGGGCAAATTGCACCTATAAAGGCAATCTCTCACTTTTCTCGGAAGGTCATAGAAGTGACCCGACTAACATCACTAGTTGATCAGTCGCCGCAACTCCAGTCTGAAGACTAGAACAGACAGGGACCATCAATTGGTCCCAACACACAAGGTTTCAACCGCGACTTGGCTTGAAACTCGAAAACATAGTTGGTAACTCTACCAGACTTTATCTGTTGAACATACTTTGACCACGTTCTTTCAGAACGTCGAAGAGCCTTTACAGGACTTCGACCGTGATCAGAGTAAATAATATCAAAATTATTATCAACAACAGCCGTTTGGAAGAATACCTTGGTCGCGTACCCATACCAATCATCGTATTGACTGTCACCAAAACGACTAATCGTTTTGGGGAGAGTCAAGGAAACTCCTTCATGGAATTTCCACACAGTCTCTTTCTTGATAGTTGGAAAACCAACATCATCGGCATCAATCAAGTATGATGCACCAAGATCAAGAGCTGTAGGACGATGACGGCCATAGGCACGGAGACCAACACCACCATATTCTCGAGGAACAAACCAAGGAAGTTTTATGTGGTTGGAGGAAGCAAAGCGTCCAAAGTCTCGAATGTATTGCTCATAACATATCGCGACAAGACGATCAGGAAACGTATCAACTAACTCATCCGAGTTAGAGGAGAATGTAAAATATTCATCAAACACGCTTTCAGGTCCCATTGGACCTCCACTTCGCTTTAAATTGAGAAGGATTCCATAGTTAACGAATTTGACAAGACGAAAAGGCTTGGATCTCTTACAGAGTATGATCGAATCGGGTATCAACGCCCAATCCTGATGCTCTGGATCATAAATGTAAGTCGTTGAATTGACATTACAAAATCCATTATGCCAATAGTACTTTCCAATGCTAGGTTCCATACCAAAGTATGGACAAATGGTCAGCCAGAGTGCATGACCAATCTCATTGCATGGAAAGAGACAATCGTCTCCGTTAACTAGAAGACGGCAACGTCGCAAGCTCAAAGATCTCTTCTCCGACCTTTCCATAACAATACGACAAATGGTCGCATTGGCTATGCAAAGAATAGGAAAAGAAGAGATCGAACCCATTAACTGCCCGTTCTTCTGGAAAGTTGGTTCCCCACTAACGGGGTGACAAATGCGATGCATAGTCAGAGATCGTAAGTATAATTCGCGGAAGGAATCGGGGAATGTGGTCTTCCAATCACGGAAGACGCAATCTACGATTCGATGCGCGATAACTTCACTGATCCAACTAAACATTCCATCAGTCGCGGCCGAGTAGTCTCCAGAAAGAAACTTCTCGCCGGGTCTTAACAAACCAATCTTCTCCTTCACAATATCCTCACTCACCGGACGTCCGACAAGTGTGAAAGTTGAGTGTCTTCTCAAGACACCGTGGATAAAACTCTGGAAAGGTTTAAGAACATACCCCATCAAAGGGGGACCTTTCGTTATCACACGAACTTTCAACGCTTCTGGGAGTGCAACCGTTTCCACAAGAGGCTCTTCATCTAAAGCCTTCTTGAAGAGCTGTTCATACTCTTCAATTTCGTGGATACGGAATTGCTCCTGGTTTTCGATACGTCCTACTTCATCATCTTCCCAGACATCAAAGTCTTCATTCCAAGAACGACTTTGTTCAGTGCTGATAGTGGGAGGTGGAATAAACCACCGTTCAGATAAATTCTCAAAGATACTGCTTACCGCGCCGCCGTTGCTTCTACTTGAATAGTAGTTCGCAGACGTCGAAGGTATCGGCAATTTGAAGAGATCCGCAAAGCTCAATCGAGTCTCTCCAAAGATCTCATCCACAGTTCGTTCTAGCTCTCTTCTGACGAAATCATTATTAATTTCTAAGTCAAGAGCGGGTAAAATCTGTGGACTTGGTTCTTTGGGAAAGGTTGTTATCTGATTAAAGGTTTTGATTCGAGCTTGAACCAAACCATCACTACTAGCACGAGGGCAACCCTTCTTAACACCGAAGAGCAAACCCGTCAGGAAACCCTGACGGCAGTCGATGCAAGCCCTGTCTGAAAAGATTCGGAACCACCGAGCCCATTTCCCTCCTAAGAGGAAATCTGGCCTATCGCCAGGAAACGGGTTCGGCGGAACCGCGCAACCTTGTGCGCAAGAATAGAAGGCAGCCAATTTGTATTTACATACCTTGACCCAAGGGTCTGCGCCTTCTACCGTCTGTTCTAGTGCTCTCCAATGAGTCAGAGTCTTCGTGTAATCGAGATCGATAAGATCAAATCCATAAAGACTAGAATGGAAGATTATCAACCTGATACACTCTTCTAGACTGGAGTAACCTCTACCATAGGTCCTTCCTGGGAGGAAAGATTCATCAACGTCATAAACATGACTGGAACATACAGAGCAGGTCGGGATACCCTGATCATGCTGTTCTTTGATGACTTCCTGGGAAACGGAAGGGGGTGTAGAAGCACTAGCTTCAGGGGCAGCTAAATTCTTT